ACTCAGGTTACAAAACCGGCCAGAATAATCGGCGCCAGGCGGACTGAGTTATTGTCGTCTCATATTAGCGTTACTGATAGTGGTGTCTCGACGGCTGATTCGTCTTTTACACTGGATGGAGATTCGTCGCCGACGATCTCTGCTGATAGCCAATCCACTTATCCGATAGTATTAAGCCTGAAAGATAGTAACGGTAAGGCATTAACCGGACTGGCTGATGACATTGAAATGTCAGTGGAATTTACAGCAGATAGCAATAGTGCTCGACAGCGTGAAACGGTAACTGCTCCGTCATTAGGCGCGGTAGAGGAAATCTCTGCTGGTGTATATCGCTCTGTTCTGGCTGCTGGTTCGCAGGCTGGTACGGTACGTGTAACTGCAAAAGTTCAGGGAAAAACCTTTACTCTGAATATTAAGCAGGCAGCCATTACTGATAGTGATGTATCGACAGCTGATTCGTCTTTTACACTGGATGGAGATTCGTCGCCGACGATCTCTGCTGATAGCCAATCCACTTATCCGATAGTATTAAGCCTGAAAGATAGTAACGGTAAGGCATTAACCGGACTGGCTGATGACATTGAAATGTCAGTGGAATTTACAGCAGATAGCAATAGTGCTCGACAGCGTGAAACGGTAACTGCTCCGTCATTAGGCGCGGTAGAGGAAATCTCTGCTGGTGTATATCGCTCTGTTCTGGCTGCTGGTTCGCAGGCTGGTACGGTACGTGTAACTGCAAAAGTTCAGGGAAAAACATTTACTCTCAGTATTAAGCAAACAGCAGCAACAGAACCTGATTCTGAGGTCAGTGCTGTTTTAACCGCTGCACCAGCAGAACAGGTAGTTGGTTACAATATCAATCTACAACTGGCAGTGAAGGATTCACAAGGAAATGCAATCACTGGTGATAACACTCTGAGCTTTTATGCTCTTAACCAGGCAGAAGGAGTCGAGTTTGGGACTGTAACGGAAAAAGACGGTGTCTATAGCGCGACAGTAACTTCAAAACGAGCTGGTAAGATTACTATCGGTGTTAAATCTGATAGTCATGATTTCTCAGGTGTTAAGAAAGAAATCACCTTTATTGAGGACCGGCAGCAGGTTACATTCTCTCAGTTTGAAGCCAGCCAAAATAATGCATTGGCTGATGGAAAACAGAGAAATATGGTAACTGTAAGCCTTGCGGACCGTTTCGGCAATGTTGTTCCTGGTTATGCTGTCACATTGTCTTTACCAGCAGGGATAACTCAAGTTGGTGGTGAACATGCTGTTTCAACTGACGAAAATGGTAATGCTATTTTTGCGTTAATAAGCTCCACTCCGGGGTCTTACGTGATTACAGCTCATGCTGGTTCTCAGATGTCTACTGAGTTAACAGTGACCTTTGCATCAAATATGACCGGAGCTTCACTGTCACTGACGCCTGAAAGCAGTAGTTTAATTTCCAATATTCCTGCTAATGGTAAGGATGCAGCGGTATTAGATGTGCAGCTGACAAATACGAATGCGTCGGTCAATGGGCAAAAGATTCAGCTCATCGCCTCATCTGAAGGATTATCTGTACCAACAAATATCGTGACTGATTCAACAGGGCATGTTTCTGTTCCGCTTACAACGGTGAAAGCTGGTGAGTACACGGTGACTGCACGGGTGACTGACGGTTCCCATAGCGTGGAATCTGGCAGCGTTAAGTTAACTTTTGTGCCCGATGTTGCTTCTGCAGAACTGAATATGAGTGTATCAAAACAGGAGATTGTGGCCGATGGCAGTGAAAACGCAACAGTAAACATTCAGTTGGTTGATGCGAATAACAATGCGTTTACAGGCGAGGTGGATTTAACGATTACACCATCGACGGGAGCATCATTGACCAGTAGTAATCTGCAACTGGATGCTCATGGACAGGCAACAACGCAGTTCACTGCATCGAAATCAGGCCAGTACACAATTCAGGCCGAGTATGTTCTGGATGGGAAACGCATAACCGCAAGCCAGAATATTGATGCCGTGACGGATGTGAAGGGGGCTGTGTTGGAGATCACATCATCTGCATCTTCGGCTGTAGTGAGCGATACCAACAATCTGGTATTTACGTTACTGTTGAAAAGTAAGTCAGGCGAAGCATTAAGTGGTCGAGCATTGAATGTTAAGACATCTGGGCCGTCTAAATATGGTGCGTTGGTGGTTGATAAAACCACAGTAACGACTGATGAGAACGGTCAGGCTACGGTAAGCGTACATGGTCGAACGGTTGGTTCGTATAAATTAACGGCGACCTTAAACGAACTTGGCAGTGATGTTAGCGCGGTGAAATCATTCTCCCTGTACGCTGATGACGCAAATGGAGTATTGACTCTAACAAAAGATCCTGGTTATGAGACAAACGATGGATCTCCAGTAGGTATTTATGCTCGATTTGTCGATCATTTTGGAAACCCATTATCTGGTACGGTTGAGTTTTCTGCTGGTAGTGAAGATAGTCCAGACTCTCAACGGGTCAAAATGGAGCCTGCTACAGTAACGTTACACTGGACAGGTAATGCAGCTTCGGAATTCAGCACCTATGAAAGTGGTTATCACTGGATTAAGGCCAAAATAACGAATAGCAAAAATACATATGAGAAAACAATAAGGACTTATGTTGTAAAACTACCTGAAAAGGATAGTTAACAAAATTGAATGGGGAGGGCTTAGCCCTCCCTCTTTTTACAGGTTAGCGTTTGGGTTTTGTTGTTGGGGAGCTGTTTTTATAGGCGCTCCCAGGTTTTTAGTAAACCACTCAACGACTCTGTTTATAATAATTGGCTGATACCATGTCTTATCGCCATGCTCGGCCCCTTCTACCAGCACGTACTCAGCGTTATCACCGTTCTTCTTCAACATCCTGAATAGTTTGGCGCTTTGCTCAGGTGAAACCAGAGTGTCTTTGCTACCATGCATAATAAGAAATGGGGGTTTTACTCCTTTCATATGTCCGATTGGACTGGCGTTTAGCGCTTTTTCTTTTGACGCTGTGATGGGGGCTCCCGCAAAATTTCTGAATGCAGGGCCATTGATCATTAAGGCTTCGGTTACGGCAGGAGAGCGATGAACCTCCTGCACTGATTCAGGGAACCCCTCGCCAATATTCAACAAGTCAGAAATCCCATAAAGTGTGGCAACTGCCTGAACATCTGAGGATTGCTGAAGAAAGTCACCTTTATCAAAGGTTTTGTCACCATTTGTAGTTCCCATCATCTGGGCAAGCCATCCACCGGCAGAGTCACCCAGAACTCCGATTCTTTGAGGATCAATCCCATAATTGCTGGCATGCTCTCTCAGGTAACGTATTGCAGCTTTTCCATCCTCAACTGGTGCTGGAAATGTATCAGGAATTGTTCTGTATTCTACAGCGGCCACAACAAAACCAGCTTCTGCCAGAGCCATTCTCATTTCAATAAATTTGTCATGTTCAGAAGACATGAATCCGCCGCCGGGATAATAAATAATGGCTGGTTTTAAATCATTTGTTCGCGGGACAAGAACTGACATGTGAAGCTGTCTGACAGAACGAGTTCCTTTTATCTGGGAATAAACAACATCACCAATGAGATCGACCTGGTTTCTGGTCGGTGAAACACTAATGATATCTGCACCCGGGGTGTAACCAGGAAGATTAGTCTGGACAGGTGTTGCACAACTCCCGACCGACATGGCCATTGACATACCATACAATAGTGTTGCAGATGATAATATCTTGTTAATTTTCATGTTTTACATGCCTTGACTTATCGGATGAAATTCTCTTACTGAATTTAACGGCAGTTTAATAGCCGTACAACTCGTGGTAGCCAGAGAAATATCCCAGTCGTGGTTAAGGTTGTACTTGACGGCTATTATTTCAACAATGCTTAAAGTGAGAGCTTAAGGTTATGCGTATGTTTTACAGTCCGAGTAGATTCTGACCAATAGCTTCTTTGTATAATTCTGTCAGAAATAAATCTTGGCTTGCATGAAGTTTGAGACCTTATCTTGTTTGATTATGAATAATCAATTCGCCATAATTGTATCACCGGAGCCTGAACAACTCCGGTGACTTCTGCGCTAAACGGGGACGTTTATGCGCACACACAATCCAAACTCTCTTCTCCCTTCACAGATGCAGAAATGCACCTGCGTTTTTTTGCATCCAGCGTCTGACCTCTGTGGAGGTGAAGCGTGAACCTACCACAAGATGGCATCAAACTGCATCGCGGTAACTTCATCGCTATCGGCCAGCAGATCCAGCCTTATCTGGAGGACGGAAAATGCTTTCGCATGGTGCTTAAACCGTGGCGTGAGAAACGCAGTCTTTCCCAGAATGCACTCAGCCATATGTGGTACAGCGAAATCAGTGAATACCTCATCAGCAGGGGGAAATCGTTCGCTACCGCAGCATGGGTAAAAGATGCTCTCAAACACACATACCTCGGTTATGAAACCAAGGACCTGGTTGATGTCGTAACCGGCGAAATCACTACTATCCAGTCGTTACGCCATACCTCCGATCTTGATACCGGAGAGATGTATGTCTTCCTGTGTAAGGTTGAAGCCTGGGCGATGAATATTGGCTGCCACCTGACTATTCCGCAGAGCTGCGAGTTCCAGCTGCTGCGCGACAAGCAGGAGGCGTAATGGCTACACCGCTTATTCGTGTCATGAACGGACACATCTACAAAGTACCAAATCGTCGTAAGCGTAAACCTGAGCTGAAGCCATCCGAAATACCAACACTGCTCGGGTATACCGCCAGCCTGGTTGATAAAAAATGGTTGCGACTGGCAGCAAGGAGGAATCATGGCTGATTTGAGAAAAGCAGCGCGTGGTCGGGAATGCCAGGTAAGAATCCCTGGCGTATGTAATGGCAATCCTGAAACGTCAGTACTGGCACATATCCGGCTGGCTGGATTGTGCTGTACCGGTATCAAACCGCCAGACCTGATTGCCACCATTGCATGTTCTGCCTGCCACGACGAAATCGACCGTCGCACGCATTTTGTTGACGCTGGATATGCAAAAGAATGCGCGCTGGAAGGTATGGCGAGAACACAGGTTATCTGGTTGAAAGAGGGGGTTATTGAGGCGTGAATACCTACAGCATCACATTACCCTGGCCGCCGAGCAATAATCGCTATTACCGCCATAATCGCGGACGCACGCATATCAGCGCAGAGGGGCAGGCATACCGCGATAATGTCGCCCGAATCATTAAAAACGCAATGCTGGATATCGGCCTGGCTATTCCTGTGAAAATCAGCATTGAGTGCCACATGCCGGATCGCCGTCGCCGTGACCTTGATAATCTGCAAAAGGCCGCTTTTGACGCACTCACCAAAGCAGGTTTCTGGCTGGATGATGCTCAGGTCGTTGATTACCGCGTTGTGAAGATGCCCGTTACCAAAGGTGGGAAGCTGGAGCTGACTATCACTGAACTGGGAGATGAATGATGTTTGAGTCTTATATGGCAGAGCGTCTTCGCCGCCGCTGGGTGCGCCTGCGCTTATATCGTTTTCCTGGTTCTGTTTTGACCGATTACCGAATACTGAAGAATTACGCCAAAACCCTGACAGGAGCAGGAGTATGAAGTCAGAGATAACAATCAACTAATACTGTTTTGTTGATTTTTGCTTGTAATTGGCGTTCTGGTCTGATTTTTGTGGAGTAAGTTGATGCGTGATATTCAGATGGTTCTTGAGCGTTGGGGAGCGTGGGCGGCTAATAATCATGAAGATGTGACCTGGTCGTCCGTTGCCGCCGGTTTTAAGGGATTAATTCCTTCAAAAGTAAAATCTCGCCCGCAATGTTGTGACGATGACGCGATGATCATTTGCGGGTGCATGGCCCGTCTGAAAAAGAACAACAGCGATTTACACGATTTATTAGTAGATTATTATGTATGTGGTATGACATTCATGTCACTGGCAAGTAAGCATTGCTGCTCGGATGGTTATATCGGGAAAAGGTTACAGAAGGCTGAGGGCATAATTGAAGGGATGTTAATGGCATTAGATATCCGGTTAGATATGGATATCGTTGCTAATAATTCTAATTGATATGCAATTGTTTACTAAAAGTTATTAAAAATGGGGCGTGGAAACGCCCCCAAAATAAAGGGTAATATATAACAGAAGGTTTATATAGTAAGAAGCAAGGTAGTGCTTCTAAAGGAAGTGGCTTGAGGGCTCCACTTATATGTTGCGGAGGCAAAGCCTCCCGCAACATATCTTTTTCGTAAGTCAGATTAGAACTGATAAACCAGACCTACAGCGACGATGTCGTCGGTATCAATACCAGCTGTTTTGGTAAACTTACTATCGTCAATTAAGTTGATTTTGTAATCAACAAAAGTGGACATGTTTTTATTAAAGTAGTAAGTAGCACCGACATCGACATACTTGACTAAGTCTCGGTCACCATGAACACCAAGGTCTTTACCTTTTGACTGAAGGTAAGCAACAGATGGTCGCAGACCGAAGTCAAACTGATATTGTGCTACTGCTTCAAAGTTTTGTGCTTTGTTTGCAATATGGTTATTACCAAAAACGGTCATATTCTGAGTTTCAGAATATGTGGTAGCCAGATAGATATTGTTCGCATCATATTTCAGGCCTGCAGCCCATACTTCCGCATTTTTGCCGGAGGCATTGAATTTGCTCTTACCATAGGCGACCTGACCGTCAGTGCGATCTGATTTAGCATAGGTTGCACCCACGCCGAATCCTTCATACTCATAAGTAGTGGAGAAACCGAAACCATCACCATTGGCTTCAGTTACGTCAGTGCGGTCATTTTTACCCTGATACTGAGCAGCAAAGTTCAGGCCATCGACCAGACCAAAGAAGTCGTTGTTACGATAAGTTGCAACACCAGTAGTGCGACCAGTCATGAACACATCTGTTTGGGTCCAGGTATCACCACCGAATTCTGGCAGGACGTCAGTCCACGCACCGATGTCGTATGCTACACCGTAGTTACGGCCGTAATCGATTGAGCCGTAATCACCAAATTTCAGGCCTGCAAATGCAAGACGGGTTTTGTCTTTGGAAGAACCTTGAGATTCAGCACGGTTGCCTTTGAATTCATATTCCCACTGACCGAAACCAGTCAGTTGATCGTTGATTTGGGTTTCACCTTTGAAGCCAAGACGGGCATAAGTAGTATCACCATCATCTGCATCATTAGAGGAGAAGTAGTGCTTGGCATTAACTTTCCCGTATAGATCCAGCTTGTTACTGTCTTTATTATAAATTTCAGCTGCCTGAGCAGACATCGCCATCAGTACTGATGCAGCTACAGCAGAAATTGCCACTGTTAATTTTTTCATTGTACGCCCTTTTTTTTGAACTATTATTAAAAAATGATGTCACTGCGCGATAAATATTCATCTAATCAATGCGATTATTTCAAGATGTAAGTTTTAGTTTCTCATTTAATTTGTGAAGTAGATCTCTATTTTTATCTGAACCTTTTCTATCTAATCCTATTCATGGCTCTTGTTTGAACGAAAATAAATCTATTAGCTAATTTATATTAATGGCACTTATTTATAAGCACTCTATAATTCTTTAGCTTAATTTAAACAAACTAAAAATAACATCGGAAATTATTCATTGGTTATTTGTTGAAGTTTTCTTATGTATTTGTGGTGGTGTTTTGAACACTCGGTGGCATTCTCACAAATATCATTTAGTAGTTTACGTACGTAAAAAATTGGTTATGCTGTTAAGAGTGGTTACTTCGTCACACAGCTTAAACCCGCCGTCGAGCGGGTTTTTCCATTTTTTGAGTCTCGATATTAGCTGATAACCCAATACCTGAGTTATTCACTGACTCCGAATCTGTTACGTTTCTGCCTTTATTGCGATACGTAGTATCCCCTTAATTTACACCCGCTTTGTCTGCGAGGTGGGGTTATGAAATCCATGGATAAGTTAACAACGGGTGTCGCCTATGGCACCTCAGCAGGTAGTGCCGGGTACTGGTTTTTACAGTTGCTCGATAAAGTCACGCCCTCACAGTGGGCGGCAATAGGTGTGCTGGGTAGCCTGGTATTTGGCCTGCTGACGTACCTGACAAACCTTTATTTCAAGATTAAAGAAGATAAGCGTAAGGCTGCACGGGGAGAGTAATTCAATGACTCAAAACTATGAACTGATTGTGAAAGGGATCCGCAATTTTGAGAATAAAGTTACGGTAACTTTAGCGTTACGGGACAAAAAACGCTTTGACGGTGAAATTTTTGACCTGGACATCTCGCTGGACCGTGTTGAAGGTGCCGCGCTGGAGTTTTATGAGGCTGCAGCCAGAAGGAGCATCAGACAGGTCTTCCTGGATGTTGCTGCCGGGTTATGTGAAGGGGACGAGCTGTTGCCAGAAACGCGCCCCTGTTCAGAGGCGCGGTATACCATAAAAATTAACAGTTCAGATAACTCGATTACTGGTTGTTAGCCTTTTGTTTCAGTTGGTTTTCCAATATCTTTCATTGGTAGCAGCATTTCCAGATTGCTTTTGATATATGGATTATTTACATGTTCATTTAATTGATGAATGATTCCATTTTTTTCATTCTGGTCCAATACGGAAAATATTACTGTAATCATATATTTAAGAGCTTCAATTTCTTTTGCTGTTGATGCAGGAGATGAGCAGTCAGCTGTAATATTGATAAAAACTTCTTTTTGCATATCAAATCCTCAGATGGGGTAGCTCAGCCAGCATCCCCCATAATCCTTAACCAGAGCGCCAGTGTCCTACCACTGACGGGCTGAATGCTTAACATATCCAGGGTTCAGAAACCGATAAATCCTGATAAATATCCATGAACGTAAAAATCAGATACGGCCTGTCGGCTGCTGTTCTGGCGCTGATTGCCGCAGGCGCGTCTGCTCCTCAGATACTTGACCAGTTTCTGGACGAAAAAGAGGGTAACCACACAAAGGCATACCGCGATGGTTCCGGCATATGGACCATTTGCCGGGGTGCCACGGTGGTGGATGGTAAACCTGTTATTCCGGGCATGAAACTGTCGAAGGAAAAATGCGCCCAGGTTAACGCCATTGAGCGGGATAAGGCGCTGGCATGGGTGGAGCGTAATATAAAAGTTCCACTGACCGAGCCACAAAAAGCAGGTATCGCGTCATTTTGCCCCTATAACATTGGCCCCGGTAAGTGTTTCCCGTCGACGTTTTATAAGCGGCTTAATGCCGGTGATCGTAAAGGTGCCTGTGAGTCGATTCGCTGGTGGATTAAGGACGGTGGGCGTGATTGCCGCACACGTTCAAATAACTGCTACGGACAGGTTATTCGTCGTGACCAGGAAAGCGCATTAGCCTGTTGGGGGATAGATCAGTGAGAAGAGTTGCCGCGATTATCTCCGCTCTGGTTATCTGCATCATCGTCTGCCTGTCTTGGGCTGTTAATCATTACCGCGATAACGCGATTACCTACAAAGCCCAGCGCGACAAAAATGCCAGAGAACTGACGCTGGCGAACGCGGCAATTACTGACATACAGATGCGTCAGCGTGATGTTGCTGCGCTCGATGCAAAATACACGAAGGAGTTAGCTGATGCGAAAGCTGAAAATGATGCTCTGCGTGATGATGTTGCCGCTGGTCGTCGTCGGTTGCACATCAAAGCAGTCTGTCAGTCAGTGCGTGAAGCCACCACCGCCTCCGGCGTGGATAATGCAGCCTCCCCCCGACTGGCAGACACCGCTGAACGGGATTATTTCACCCTCAGAGAGAGGCTGATCACTATGCAAAAACAACTGGAAGGAACCCAGAAGTATATTAATGAGCAGTGCAGATAGAGCTGCCCATATCGATGGGCAACTCATGCAATTATTGTGAGCAATACACACGCGCTTCCAGCGGAGTATAAATGCCTAAAGTAATAAAACCGAGCAATCCATTTACGAATGTTTGCTGGGTTTCTGTTTTAACAACATTTTCTGCACCACCACAAATTTTTGCTGCATCGACAGTTTTCTTCTGCCCAATTCCCGAAACGAAGAAATGATGGGTGATGGTTTCCTTTGGTGTTACTGCTGTAGGTTTGTTTCCAACAGTAAACGTCTGTTGAGCACATCCTGTAATAAGCATTGCCAGAGCGGCAGAAAACAACATTTTTTTCATCTTATTATCCTGCATTGTTAAAAACGGCAGAATCCTATGTGACAACAATTAAACGATAGTTAAATGGATTGATGAAAATTAAAACTACACAGGTGGGCTCAGACTATTGGAGGAAGTTGGGGACACTCAGAATCCTGTGGAATGAAATAAACCGGTCTATCCGTCCATTACCCTTTTAGCTGCGCTGTATCGTCGCCGTATTCCCGCATTAACCATGACCGTAGCCCGACGGGGAATTCCTTCTGCGTGAGTGTGCGGGAATAATTAAAAACGATGCACACCGGGTTTTTACCGCGTTAATGATTCGCGGGTTTATCCCGGTGCGATGGTGGAAGAAACAGGAAGCTGTATTACAGAAAGTGCTACTACTGTATCCCGATGCGATGTATGTAATGTGAGTCAGATAATGGCACAGGATGTGGTGATGTGGCAGTCTGGAACACAGGATATATTGTCAGAATAAGACCCGTAGGAATAAAAATGAAAAGACGCCTTTTACTACTTTTTCTGTTATCTGTCCTGGCAGTGGGATGCTCGCAGCAAAAAGCTGATGAGCCCCGGCAATTAGTGACGGTGTATCCACGATATCCGGAATATGCTGCAGCAAATTATATCAAGGGGCTGGTTGAGGTTAAGTTCGATATTGGTGCTGATGGGACTGTGACACGGATCGTTTTTCTCCGCTCAGAGCCTCATAATTTGTTTCGTGATGAAGTGGTGAAGGCCATGGCGAAATGGCGATTTGAAAAGAATCGCCCCTGTCAGGGAGTGAAGAGACAATTTATCTTTACGCCGTCACGTCCTTGATGCTTCCAGGTAGAGAGGGGCTGGAAGCAGGAGAAAAATGAAAGAGCCAGCGGTTATATTTTTGTCATGGCTGACGAGGAATGATGGAAGAAGGCGTTGTATGCCACACAACGCCTCACTGTTCATTTCTTCTTTTTCTCTGGTGGAACCCGATGAATAAGAGTTGCACTGGTTTCCGATGAGATGGCGATATACTCGGGCAAAGTATGCTGGCAGTTTTCCAACTGGTCAAAAATACCTGCTCTCGTCTGTTGCAATGCCTGCAGCATGCGGCGGCAATGCGCCTTGCTTTTACTAACCATCTTTCCTTCCTCTATCAGTCGCTGCGTGAACTCATCATGGAATACCAGGTAAATGCGGATGTTATCGGTTTTGGCTACGCAGCATAGTACAAAACGGACAGGTGCATCCCGGGACGGGGGAGGCGTCACATGTCCCTGTGATGGTTGTTCCGGGTAATGTACTGTGTGGGGCATAAAAATGTCCGATAATTTTACTTTCTACCGCAGTTAGTTGATTCGTTGGTCCTGGTAGCACATTGGGCGAGGATTTAAATGCCAGGCAACTGAAGGATGATGTCGCAAGGGAGATAGCGAGAATATTTCTGATTTTCATTTGATGATGCCTCTGTGTGAAATGACGGTAAACGACGCACTTGTGCCGGCACATAATAGCAAGCACCATAATAGATCAGATTCGATTCTTGCTGTAAGTGATAATTATTCTCGTTTTCGGGTCCTTTCCGTCGATCCAACAGGTTACGGGGCGGCGACCTCGCGGGTTTTCGCTATTTATGAAAATTTTCCGGTTTAAGGCGTTTCCGTTCTTCTTCGCCGTAACCTAATGTTTTTATTTAAAACACCCCCTGAAAAGAAAGGAAACGACAGGTGCTGAAAACGGGCTTTTTAGCCTCTGTCGTTTCCTTTCTCTGTTTTTGTCCGTGGAATGAACAATGGAAGTCAACAAAAAGCAGCTGGCTGACATTTTCGGTGCGAGTATCCGTACCATTCAGAACTGGCAGGAGCAGGGAATGCCCGTTCTGCGAGGTGGTGGGAAGGGTAATGAGGTGCTTTATGACTCTGCCGCCGTCATAAAATGGTATGCCGAAAGGGATGCTGAAATTGAGAACGAAAAGCTGCGCCGGGAGGTTGAAGAACTGCGGCAGGCCAGCGAGGCAGATCTCCAGCCAGGGACTATTGAGTACGAACGCCATCGACTTACGCGTGCGCAGGCCGACGCACAGGAACTGAAGAATGCCAGAGACTCCGCTGAAGTGGTGGAAACCGCATTCTGTACTTTCGTGTTGTCGCGGATCGCAGGTGAAATTGCCAGTATTCTCGACGGGATCCCCCTGTCGGTGCAGCGGCGTTTTCCGGAACTGGAAAACCGACATGTTGATTTCCTGAAACGGGATATCATCAAAGCCATGAACAAAGCAGCCGCGCTGGATGAACTGATACCGGGGTTGCTGAGTGAATATATCGAACAGTCAGGTTAACAGGCTGCGGCATTTTGTCCGCGCCGGGCTTCGCTCACTGTTCAGGCCGGAGCCACAGACCGCCGTTGAATGGGCGGATGCCAATTACTATCTCCCGAAAGAATCCGCATACCAGGAAGGGCGCTGGGAAACACTGCCCTTTCAGCGGGCCATCATGAATGCGATGGGCAGCGACTACATCCGCGAGGTGAATGTGGTGAAGTCTGCCCGTGTTGGTTATTCCAAAATGCTGTTGGGTGTTTATGCCTACTTCATAGAGCATAAGCAGCGCAACACACTTATCTGGTTGCCGACGGATGGTGATGCCGAGAACTTTATGAAAACCCACGTCGAGCCGACCATCCGTGATATTCCATCGCTGCTGGCGCTGGCTCCGTGGTATGGCAAAAAGCACCGGGATAACACGCTCACCATGAAGCGTTTCACCAATGGTCGTGGCTTCTGGTGCCTGGGCGGTAAAGCGGCAAAAAACTACCGTGAAAAGTCGGTGGATGTGGCGGGTTATGATGAACTTGCTGCCTTTGATGATGATATTGAACAGGAAGGCTCCCCGACGTTCCTGGGCGACAAGCGTATTGAAGGCTCGGTCTGGCCAAAGTCCATCCGTGGCTCGACGCCTAAAGTGAGAGGCACCTGCCAGATTGAGCGTGCTGCCAGTGAATCCCCGCATTTTATGCGTTTTCATGTTGCCTGCCCGCACTGCGGGGAGGAGCAGTATCTTAAATTTGGCGATAAAGAGACGCCGTTTGGCCTCAAATGGACGCCGGATGATCCCTCCAGCGTGTTTTATCTCTGCGAGCATAATGCCTGCGTCATCCGCCAGCAGGATCTGGACTTTACTGATGCCCGTTATATCTGCGAAAAGACCGGGATCTGGACCCGTGATGGCATTCTCTGGTTTTCGTCATCCGGTGAAGAGATTGAGCCGCCTGACAGTGTGACCTTTCACATCTGGACAGCGTACAGCCCGTTCACCACCTGGGTGCAGATTGTCAAAGACTGGATGAAAACGAAAGGGGATACGGGAAAACGTAAAACCTTCGTGAACACCACGCTCGGTGAGACGTGGGAGGCGAAAATCGGCGAACGTCCGGATGCTGAAGTGATGGCAGAACGGAAAGAGCATTATTCAGCGCCCGTTCCTGACCGTGTGGCTTACCTGACCGCCGGTATCGACTCCCAGCTGGATCGCTACGAAATGCGCGTATGGGGATGGGGGCCGGGTGAGGAAAGCTGGCTGATTGACCGGCAGATTATTATGGGCCGCCACGACGACGAGCAGACGCTGCTGCGTGTGGATGAGGCCATCAATAAAACCTACACCCGCCGGAATGGTGCAGAAATGTCGGTATCCCGTATCTGCTGGGATACTGGCGGGATTGACCCGACCATTGTGTATGAACGCTCGAAAAAACATGGGCTGTTCAGGGTGATCCCCATTAAAGGTGCATCCGTATACGGAAAGCCGGTGGCCAGCATGCCACGTAAGCGAAACAAAAACGGGGTTTACCTTACCGAAATCGGTACGGATACCGCGAAAGAGCAAATTTATAACCGCTTCACACTGACGCCGGAAGGGGATGAACCGCTTCCCGGTGCCGTTCACTTCCCGAATAACCCGGATATTTTTGATCTGACCGAAGCGCAGCAGCTGACTGCTGAAGAGCAGGTCGAAAAATGGGTGGATGGCAGGAAAAAAATACTGTGGGACAGCAAAAAGCGACGCAATGAGGCACTCGACTGCTTCGTTTATGCGCTGGCGGCGCTGCGCATCAGTATTTCCCGCTGGCAGCTGGATCTCAGTGCGCTGCTGGCGAGCCTGCAGGAAGAGGATGGTGCAGCAACCAACAAGAAAACACTGGCAGATTACGCCCGTGCCTTATCCGGAGAGGATGAATGACGCGACAGGAAGAACTTGCCGCTGCCCGTGCGGCACTGCATGACCTGATGACAGGAAAACGGGTGGCAACGGTACAGAAAGACGGACGGAGAGTGGAGTTTACGGCCACTTCCGTGTCTGACCTGAAAAAATACATTGCGGAGCTGGAAGTGCAGACCGGCATGACACAGCGACGCAGGGGACCTGCAGGATTTTATGTATGAAAACGTCCACCATTCCCACCCTTCTGGGGCCGGACGGCATGACATCACTGCGTGAATATGCCGGTTATCACGGCGGTGGCAGCGGATTTGGTGGGCAGTTGCGGGCGTGGAATCCACCGAGTGAAAGTGTGGATGCAGCCCTGCTGCCCAACTTTACCCGTGGCAATGCCCGCGCGGACGATCTGGTACGCAATAACGGCTATGCTGCCAACGCCATCCAGCTGCATCAGGATCATATCGTCGGGTCTTTTTTCCGGCTCAGTCATCGCCCAAGCTGGCGCTATCTGGGCATCGGGGAGGAAGAAGCCCGTGCCTTTTCCCGCGAGGTTGAAGCGGCATGGAAAGAGTTTGCCGAGGATGACTGCTGCTGCATTGACGTTGAGCGAAAACGCACGTTTACCATGATGATTCGGGAAGGTGTGGCCATGCACGCCTTTAACGGTGAACTGTTCGTTCAGGCCACCTGGGATACCAGTTCGTCGCGGCTTTTCCGGACACAGTTCCGGATGGTCAGCCCGAAGCGCATCAGCAACCCGAACAATACCGGCGACAGCCGGAACTGCCGTGCCGGTGTGCAGATTAATGACAGCGGTGCGGCGCTGGGATATTACGTCAGCGAGGACGGCTATCCTGGCTGGATGCCGCAGAAATGGACATGGATACCCCGTGAGTTACCCGGCGGGCGCGCCTCGTTCATTCACGTTTTTGAACCCGTGGAGGACGGGCAGACCCGCGGTGCAAATGTGTTTTACAGCGTGATGGAGCAGATGAAGATGCTCGACACGCTGCAGAACACGCAGCTGCAGAGCGCCATTGTGAAGGCGATGTATGCCGCCACCATTGAGAGTGAGCTGGATACGCAGTCAGCGATGGATTTTATTCTGGGCGCGAACAGTCAGGAGCAGCGGGAAAGGCTGACCGGCTGGATTGGTGAAATTGCCGCGTATTACGCCGCAGCACCGGTCCGTCTGGGAGGCGCAAAAGTGCCGCACCTGATGCCGGGTGACTCACTGAACCTGCAGACGGCTCAGGACACGGATAACGGCTACTCCGTGTTTGAGCAGTCACTGCTGCGGTATATCGCTGCCGGACTGGGTGTCTCGTATGAGCAGCTTTCCCGGAATTACGCCCAGATGAGCTACTCCACGGCACGGGCCAGCGCGAACGAGTCGTGGGCGCACTTTATGGGGCGGCGAAAATTCGTCGCATCCCGTCAGGCGAGCCAGATGTTTCTGTGCTGGCTGGAAGAGGCCATCGCCCGCCGCGTGGTGACGTTACCTTCAAAAGCGCGCTTCAGTTTTCAGGAAGCCCGCAGTGCCTGGGGGAACTGCGACTGGATAGGCTCCGGTCGTATGGCCATCGATGGTCTGAAAGAAGTTCAGGAAGCGGTGATGCTGATAGAAGCCGGGCTGAGTACCTACGAGAAAGAGTGTGCAAAACGCGGCGATGACTATCAGGAAATTTTTGCCCAGCAGGTCCGTGAAACGATGGAGCGTCGTGCAGCCGGTCTTAAACCACCCGCCTGGGCGGCTGCGGCATTTGAATCCGGGCTGCGACAATCAACAGAGGAGGAGAAGAGTGACAGCAGAGCTGCGTAATCTCCCGCATATTGCCAGCATGGCCTTTAATGAGCCGCTGATGCTTGAACCCGCCTATGCGCGGGTTTTCTTTTGTGCGCTTGCAGGCCAGCTTGGGATCAGCCGCCTGACGGATGCGGTGTCCGGCGACAGCCTGACTGCCCAGGAGGCACTCGCGACGCTGGCATTATCCGGTGATGATGACGGACCACGACAGGCCCGGAGTTATCAGGTCATGAACGGCATCGCCGTGCTGCCGGTGTCCGGCACGCTGGTCAGCCGGACGCGGGCGCTGCAGCCGTACTCGGGGATGACCGGTTACAACGGCATTATCGCCCGTCTGCAACAGGCTGCCAGCGACCCGATGGTGGACGGCATTCTGCTCGATATGGACACGCCAGGCGGAATGGTGGCGGGGGCATTTGACTGCGCTGACATCATCGCCCGTGTGCGTGACATAAAACCGGTATGGGCGCTGGCCAACGACATGAACTGCAGTGCAGGTCAGCTGCTTGCCAGTGCCGCCTCCCGGCGTCTGGTCACGCAGACCGCCCGGACAGGCTCCATCGGCGTCATGATGGCTCACAGTAATTACGGTGCTGTCCTGGAGAAACAGGGTGTGGAAATCACGCTGATTTACAGCGGCAGCCATAAGGTGGATGGCAATCCCTACAGCCATCTTCCGGATGACGTCCGGGAGACACTGCAGTCCCGGATGGACGCAACCCGCCAGATGTTTGCGCAGAAGGTGTCGGCATATACCGGCCTGTCTGTGCAGGCTGTGCTGGATACCGAGGCTGCAGTGTACAGCGGTCAGGAGGCCATTGATGCCGGACTGGCTGATGAACTTGTTAACAGCAGCGATGCGATCACCGTCATGCGTGATGCACTGGATGCACGTAAATCCCGTCTCTCAGGAGGGCGAATGACCAAAGAGACTCAATCAACAACTGTTTCAGCCACTGCTTCGCAGGCTGACATCACCACCGTGGAGCCTGCGAAGGAGGGCGAAAACGCCAGCGCGGCGCAGCCGGATGTGAACGCACAGATCACCGCAGCGGTTGCGGCAGAAAACAGCCGCATTATGGGGATCCTCAACTGTGAGGAGGCTCACGGACGCGAAGAACAGGCGCGCGTTCTGGCAGAAACCCCCGGAATGACCGTGGAAACGGCCCGCCGCATTCTGGCCGCAGCACCACAGAGTGCACAGGCGCGCAGTGACACTGCGCTGGATCGTCTGATGCAGGGTGCACCGGCACCGCTGGCTGCAGGTAACCTGGCATCTGATACCAATAAAGAATTACTTAATACACCTGAAGCTTTACCGGTATAAGAGGCAGTTATGGCGACAAAAGAAGAGTTTAACCATTACCAGCCGCTGGGTAACAGTGATCCGGCTCATACAGCAATTGCGCCTGGCGGATTGAGTGCGAAAACGCCTGCAATGACCCCACTGATGCTGGATGGCACTACCCGTAAGCTGGTTGTGTGGGATGGCACCACCGACGGTGCAGCCGTTGGCATTCTTGCGGTTGCTGCTGACCAGACCAGCACCACACTGACGTTCTACAAGTCCGGCTCGTTCCGTTATGAGGATGTGCTCTGGCCGGAGGCTGCCAGCGACGAGACGAAAAACGGACCGCGTTTGCCGGAACGGCAATCAGCATCGTTTAATCTTCCCCTTCATCAACAAAGGCCGCCTGTGCGGCTTTTTTTATGGAAATAATTTATGTCTGTATATACAACTGCAGAATTACTGGCATCGACCCAGCATCACTTTAAGTTCGATCCGCTGTTTCTGCGCCTGTTTTTCCGTGAAACCTATCCTTTCACCACGGAAAAAGTCTATCTCTCACAAATTCCGGGACTGGTAAACATGGCGCTGTACGTTTCGCCGATTGTTTCCGGTGAGGTTATCCGATCCCGTGGCGGCTCCACCTCTGAATTTACGCCGGGTTATGTCAAACCCAAGCATGAGGTGAATCCGCAGATGACCCTGCGTCGCCTGCCGGATGAAGATCCGCAGAACCTGGCTGACCCGGCTTACCGTCGTCGCCGTATTATTCGGCAGAATATGCTGGATGAAAATCTGGCGATTGCCCAGGTCGAAGAGATGCAGGCAGTTTCTGCCGTGCTTAAGGGCAAATATACCATGACCGGTGAAGCCTTCGATCCGGTTGAGGTGGATATGGGCCGCAGTGAGGCGAATAACATCACGCAGTCCGGCGGCACGGAGTGGAGCAAGCGTGACAAGTCCACGTATGACCCGACCGACGATATCGAAGCCTACGCGCTGAACGCCAGCGGTGTGGTGAATATCATCGTGTTTGATCCGAAAGGCTGGGCGCTGTTCCGTTCCTTCAAAGCCGTCAAGGAGAAGCTGGATACCCGTCGCGGCTCTCATTCCGAGCTGGAGACAGCGGTAAAAGACCTGGGCAAAGCGGTGTCTTATAAGGGAATGTATGGCGATGTGGCCATCGTCGTGTATTCCGGACAGTACGTGGAAAACGGCGTCAAAAAGAACTTCCTGCCGGACAACACGATGGTGCTGGGGAACACTCAGGCACGCGGTCTGCGCACCTATGGTTGCATTCAGGATGCGGACGCACAGCGCGAAGGCATTAACGCCTCTGCCCGTTACCCGAAAAACTGGGTGACCACCGGCGACCCGGCGCGTGAGTTCACCATGATTCAGTCAGCACCGCTGATGCTGCTGGCTGACCCTGATGAGTTCGTGTCTGTACAACTGGCGTAATCATGGCCCTTCGGGGCCATTGTTTCTCTGTGGAGGAGTCCATGACGAAAGATGAACTGATTGCCCGTCTCCGCTCGCTGGGTGAACAACTGAACCGTGATATCAGCCTGACGGGGACGAAAGAAGAACTGGCGCTCCGTGTGGCAGAACTGGAAGAAGAGCTTGATGACACGGGCGACACTGCCGGTCAGGATATCCCTCTCAGCCCGGAAAATGTGCTGACCGGACATGAAAATGAGGTTGTATCAGCGCAGCCGGATACCGTGACTGATACGGCTGATCTGGTCACGGTTGTGGCACTGGTGACGCTGCATACTGATGCACTTCACGCCACGCGGGATGAGGCTGTGGCATTTGTGCTGCCGGGAACGGCGTTCCGTGTCTCTGCCGGTGTGGCAGCTGAAATGACAGAGCGCGGCCTGGCCAGAATACAATAACGGGAGGCGCTGTGGCTGATTTCGATAACCTGTTCGATGCTGCCATTGCCTGCGCCGATGAAACGATACGCGGGTACATGGGAACGTCAGCCACCATGACATCCGGTGAGCAGTCCGGTGCTGTGATACGTGGTGTTTTTGATGACCCTGAAAATATCAGCTATGCCGGACAGGGCGTGCGCGTTGAAGGCTCCAGCCCGTCCCTGTTTGTCCGGACTGATGATGTGCGGCAGCTGCGGCGCGGAGACACGCTGACCATCGGTGAGGAAAACTTCTGGATAGACCGGGTTTCGCCGGATGATGGCGGAAGTTGTTATCTCTGGCTTGGGCGTGGCGCGCCGCCTGCCGTTAACCGTCGTCGCTGAAAGGGGATGTATGGTCATAAGAGGTCTTGAGCAGGCCGTTGGGAACCTCAGCCGTATCAGCAAAAAAGCAGTGCCCGGCGCCGCCGCAATGGCCATTAACCGCGTTGCTTCATCCGCGATATCGCAGTCGGCGATACAGGTTGCCCGTGAGACAAAGGTACGCCGGAAACTGGTAAAGGAAAGGGCCAGGCTGAAAAGGGCCACGGTCAAAAACCCGCTGGCCAGAATCAGGGTTAACCGGGGGGATTTGCCCGTAATCAGGCTGGGTAACGCGCGGGTTGTCCTGTCCCGACGCAGGCGTCGTAAAAAGGGGCAGCATTCAGCCCTGAAAGGTGGCGGCAGCGTGCTTGTGGTGGGAAACCGTCGTATTCCCGGCGCGTTTATTCAGCAACTGAAAAATGGCAGGTGGCATGTCATGCAGCGTGTGGCCGGGAAAAACCGTTACCCCATTGATGTGGTGAAAATCCCGATGGCGGTGCCGCTGACCACGGCGTTTAAACAGAATATTGAGCGGATACGGCGTGAGCGTCTTCCGAAAGAGCTGGGCTATGCGCTGCAGCATCAACTGAGGATGGTAATAAAGCGATGAAACATACTGAACTCCGTGCAGCCGTACTGGATGCACTGGAGAAGCATGACACCGGGGCGACGTTTTTTGATGGTCGCCCCGCTGTTTTTGATGAGGCGGATTTTCCGGCAATTGCCGTTTATCTCACCGGCGCTGAATACACGGGCGAAGAGCTGGACAGCGATACCTGGCAGGCGGAGCTGCATATCGAAGTTTTCCTGCCTGCTCAGGTGCCGGATTCAGAGCTGGATGCGTGGATGGAGTCCCGGATTTATCCGGTGATGAGCGATATCCCGGCACTGTCAGATTTGATCACCAGTATGGTGGCCAGTGGCTATGACTACCGGCGCGACGATGATGCGGGCCTGTGGAGTTCAGCCGATCTGACTTATGTCATTACCTATGAAATGTGAGGACGATATGCCTGTACCAAATCCTACAATGCCGGTGAAAGGTGCCGGGACCACACTGTGGGTTTATAAGGGGAACGGTGACCCTTATGCGAACCCGCTTTCAGACGTGGACTGGTCGCGTCTGGCAAAAGTTAAAGACCTGACGCCCGGCGAACTGACCGCTGAGTCCTATGACGACAGCTATCTCGATGATGAAGATGCGGACTGGACTGCGACCGGGCAGGGGCAGAAATCAGCCGGAGATACCAGCTTCACGCTGGCGTGGATGCCCGGAGAACAGGGGCAGCAGGCGCTGCTGGCGTGGTTTAATGAAGGTGATACCCGTGCCTATAAAATCCGCTTCCCGAACGGCACGGTCGATGTGTTCCGTGGCTGGGTCAGCAGTATCGGTAAAGCGGTGACGGCGAAGGAAGTGATCACCCGCACGGTGAAGGTCACCAATGTGGGACGCCCGTCGATGGCAGAAGATCGCAGCACGGTCACAGCGGCAACCGGCATGACCGTGACGCCTGCCAGCACCTCGGTGGTGAAAGGGCAGAGCACGACGCTGACCGTGGCATTCCAGCCGGAAGGCGCAACCGACAAGAGCTTCCGTGCGGTGTCTGCGGATAAAACAAAAGCCACCGTGTCGGTCAGTGGTATGACCATCACCGTGAACGGCGTTGCTGCAGGCAGGGTCAACATTCCGGTTGTATCCGGTAATGGTGAGTTTGCTGCGGTTGCAGAAATCACCGTCACCGCCAGTTAATCCGGAGAGTCAGCGATGTTCCTGAAAACCGAATCATTTGAACATAACGGCGTGACCGTCACGCTTTCTGAACTGTCAGCCCTGCAGCGTATTGAGCATCTTGCCCTGATGAAACGGCAGGCAGAACAGGCGGAGTCAGACAGCAACCGGCAGGTTACTGTGGAAGACGTCATCAGAACCGGTGCTTTTGTGGTGGCGATGTCCCTGTGGCATAACCATCCGAAGAAGACGCAGATGCCGTCCATGAATGAGGCCGTTAAACAGATTGAGCAGGAAGTGCTTACCACCTGGCCCACAGAGGCAATTTCTCATGCTGAAAACGTGGTGTACCGGCTGTCCGGTATGTCTGAGTTTGTGGTGAATAATGCCCCTGAACAGGCAGAGGACGCCGGGCCTGCAGAGCCTGTTTCTGCGGGAAAGTGTTCGACGGTGAGCTGAGTTTTGCCCTGAAACTGGCGCGTGAGATGGGGCGACCCGACTGGCGCGCCATGCTTGCCGGGATGTCATCCACGGAGTATGCCGACTGGCACCGCTTTTACAGTACCCACTATTTTCATGATGTTCTGCTGGATATGCACTTTTCCGGGCTGACGTACACCGTACTCAGCCTGTTTTTCAGCGATCCGGATATGCATCCGCTGGATTTCAGTCTGCTGAACCGGCGTGAGGCTGACGAAGAGCCTGAAGATGATGTGCTGATGCAGAAAGCGGCAGGGCTTGCCGGAGGCGTCCGCTTTGACCCGGACGGGAATGAAGTTATCCCCGCTTCCCCGGATGTGACGGGCATGACGGAGGATGACGTAATGCTGATGACAGTATCAGAAGGGATCGCAGGAGGAGTCCGGTATGGCTGAACCGGTAGGCGATCTGGTCGTTGATTTAAGTCTGGATGCGGCCAGATTTGACGAGCAGATGGCCAGAGTCAGGCGTCATTTTTCCGGTACGGAAACTGATGCGAAAAAAACAGCGGCAGTCGTTGAACAGTCGATGAACCGGCAGGCGCTGGCTGCACAGAAAGCGGGGATTTCCGTCGGGCAGTATAAAGCTGCCATGCGTATGCTGCCTGCGCAGTTCACCGACGTGGCCACGCAGCTTGCAGGCGGGCAAAGTCCGTGGCTGATCCTGCTGCAACAGGGTGGTCAGGTTAAGGACTCCTTCGGCGGGATGATCCCCATGTTCCGGGGGCTTGCCGGTGCGATCACCCTGCCGATGGTCGGGGCCACCTCGCTGGCGGTGGCGACCGGTGCGCTGGCGTATGCCTGGTATCAGGGTAACTCAACCCTGTCCGATTTCAACAAAACGCTGGTCCTTTCCGGTAATCAGTCGGGTCTGACGGCAGATCGTATGCTGGTCCTGTCCAGAGCCGGGCAGGCGGCAGGGCTGACGTTTAACCAGACCAGCGAGTCACTCAGTGCACTGGTTAAGGCGGGGGTAAGCGGTGAGGCTCAGATTGCGTCCATCAGCCAGAGTGTGGCGCGTTTCTCCTCTGCATCCGGCGTGGAGGTGGACAAGGTCGCTGAAGCCTTCGGGAAGCTGACCACTGACCCGACGTCGGGGCTGACGGCGATGGCGCGCCAGTTCCATAACGTGACGGCGGAGCAAATTGCGTATGTTGCTCAGTTGCAGCGTTCCGGCGATGAGGCCGGGGCATTGCAGGCAGCGAACGAGGCCGCAACGAAAGGGTTTGATGACCAGACCCGCCGCCTGAAAGAGAACATGGGCACGCTGGAGACCTGGGCAGACAGGACTGCGCGGGCATTCAAATCCATGTGGGATTCGGTGCTGGATATTGGTCGCCCGGACACAGCCCAGGAAATGCTGGAGAAAGCAGAAAAGGCTTTTGATGAGGCGGACAAAAAATGGCAGTGGTATCAGAGCCGGAGCCACCGGCGCGGTAAAACATCCGCATTTCTTGCTAATCTCCGGGGAGCATGGGAGGACAGAGCGAATGCGCAACTTGGGCTTTCAGCCGCCACGTTGCAGGCCGATCTTGAAAAGGCCAGAGAGATGGCAGCAAAGGACTGGGCCGAGTCTGAGGCATCACGGCTGAAATATACCGAAGAGGCGCAGAAGGCTTATGAACGCCTGCAGACGCCGCTGGAGAAATATACCGCCCGTCAGGAAGAACTGAATAAGGCCCTGAAAGACGGAAAAATCCTGCAGACAGATTACAACACGCTGATGGCGGCGGCGAAAAAGGACTATGAAGCGACACTGAAAAAGCCGAAGCAGTCCGGCGTGAAGGTGTCTGCAGGAGAGCGTCAGGAAGACAGTGCTCATGCCGCCCTGCTGACGCTTCAGGCAGAACTCCGGACGCTGGAGAAGCATGCCGGAGCGAATGAGAAAATC